TAGGGTTTGAGGATCCCCGCGCGTGCGGAGAACACATACTCGACCCAACTGCGCCGTCCGGCCCGCCAGGTTCATCCCCGCGCGTGCGGAGAACACCGATTCGAGGGTGTTGTGCAGTCACCAGCGAGCGGTTCATCCCCGCGCGTGCGGAGAACACTATCCATCGAATTCGTCCTTGCCCCATGGATCCGGTTCATCCCCGCGCGTGCGGAGAACACGTTCTCGTCGCCGGCCGCCCTAAGCCTGGTTTCTGAGGATCCCCGCGCGTGCGGAGAACACGTAACGCCAATGTACGCCCTTGACTCGGCATTGTCAAGCGTGCTAGCCTGCCTTGAATGTCGACCCGCGAAAAAATTTCTGCCATGCGATTTTCTGATCCGACAATATCCGGCGCAACCTTGGCGGCCAAGCTGGGCGTATCAAGGCAGCGTGTAGCGCAGATTCTCCGCGAGCTCGGACTTGAAACGCGTGTTGTGAAAAAAAGCGCCATCAGATTGCGTAATAGGCCAGAATATAAATGTTGGTGGAACATGATCGATCGGTGCACGAATCCGGAAAATAAAAGATATCGCTATTACGGTGCGCGTGGTATTTCGGTCTGTGACCGGTGGACCAGCTTCCGAAACTTCTATGCTGATATGGGGCCAAAACCATCAGCACAACACTCGATTGATCGCATAGACAATAACGGCTATTATGGGCCATCAAATTGCCGTTGGGCGACAACAGGCCGAAGACATAGGAGCGAACATGGCAACGGATTTTGAGCTGGTCGAAAATAACCGCGACGTCTTAGAACGAACAGGACCAGCAAGCGCACAGCCGCAAGCCCTACGTGTGTCGCGCGAGCACTATCTATGGCTCGCTGAGATCGCGGAGGCGGCGCGTGATCTGTTCCTCGATGACTGCGTGTCGCTGCGAGATAACGTGACGGTTGTCAGCTTCGAGCCGCAACGGCTCGTCCGTCTCGTGGCGGCGCTCGCGGATGCAAAAGTCTAGGCGAAAATATCCTATTGACATTTCGGAGTCAAGGGGGCTAGGCTGCGTCTGTGGATGGGCGCCGACGTCGGCAGCCCCACGGAACCCTAAAGGCCTATGACATGAGCAATAATATGAGCTACTGTCGCTTCCAGAATACGCTCCCGGACCTCAAAGATTGCTATGAAGCAATGGACGAAGACGACCTTAGCTTCGATGAACGGCGAGCGCGCTGGAGCCTCATCCGTCTGTGCAGAGATATTGCCAACGATTATGGGCACGAGGCTGACGAACCGCGCCCGAAGCGCGAGCCAGCAGTGTGGGACGTGTGGTGGTGAAGGTCGCGTGAGGACGACCCAACATGGATTACAAGACCATATGGCTTGAACCGTGGTGTCTTGATTGCGAGCGCTCACGCGATGACCGCACTTGGTGCGAGGATGATGTATGGGGCAAGTGCGCGCAGTGTGGTCAGCCGCCCATCAAATACGTCTTAGCGGACGATCAACCCAAAATCGAATAAGATCCAAAATAGTAGACAAACGCCGGGTTATTTACCACGAATGCGTCTGCCTCTCGACCCCGGGCGCGCAGTCCCACACCTTCACCCAATCGACCTGATAGGTCAGCAACGATGGAGTAGTGGTATCTGATCCCAGACCCATACCAACCAGGAATGACGGGTCCATGGAGTAGGAGCACTTCAACGCGAGCTCGGCATCTTCGGCGAACCATCCTGCAGCATCAAAGCCATCTGCCGGACGGCCCGCAAAACCTGCATTGTTGTCGGCAATGGCAAGATGCGATATCGGCTGATCGTCCAGATAGAAGCGCAGCCATTTTTCCTGCCAGTCGAAGCCAAACACGTGGTACTGTGAAAGATCGATCTGGGCAGGGTTCGGCGTCGGATCAGACGATATGGCCGGCGACGATCCGACCGATCCCACGTCGTAAGCATGACCCTTTCGACCAATATCTACGGCCCATACGGTTTGCTTTGAGCCTTGATTGGTAGCGAAACGCTCGTCAATGTCGACCTCCGCTCCACCTTTGGAAATCAGACAGTTGTTCGGCGCGTTGACCCAGAATGCCGGGTGCATTCCCTTTCCGGTCTCGACAGCGCGCACTCTGGCCTCGAAATAGCTTCCGACACGGAAAGCCGGCTGTCCAGTCTCAACGTTCTGGATCAGGGCGCCCCCGCACCACGGGACCGGCGTCCCTCCATTCTCTGCCGTAATCGCATCGGCAATATCGGCTGGCGTTCTAAAGGCCGAAATGGTCAGGATGCTGTTTGAAACGCTGTAGGGAGACCTATTCAGCGTCCGCGCATCGAGCGGGTTCAGGTTCCAGCAATTGCCGTCCCATTGCACGTGACCGCTGAAGGGATCTAGCCCTTCATAATAGGTCTTCCATTTGCCGTGACGGTTATCTGGTGACCAGTAATCGAGAGTGGTGCCCAGAAAATCGTCGAAGAATAGAACGCGGCGGCGGTTCAGTTTGCAGAAGCCGTCAAATGACATCAGAAAGCCCCCATGCTAACTTCTCGGTTTTGGCTGGAAGCACAGCAGCCGCTCGCACGGCTCTTGTGATTTGTTGATGATAGATTCATTTCGATGCCGGACGCACACATGGTTGTGTGAGGCATCCGGAACGTTGCCGGTTTTCAGGTACATCCACGGCCTGATTGGGCACCACGTCCCTTCGATCTGAACCTCTATCTGGCCGGAAGATTCCCGGTATTGTTCGTCCTCAATCGTTCCGCAGTCTTGATTATTGCAGCACCAGGAGTTGTCCTGGTTCAGCCAGTTACTGTACTGGGGGTGCCCGGCGTCATGGTTCTGCTGGGCGTGGGCGACCTGGCATGTCATAAGTCCGGCTGCCACTCCGACCGCGACCAGCATTGCCATGAACAGGAAAAACAAGAGACCCGCGAAGATGTTGGCCGCGCAAATATCCCAGCGGTTCAATCCGCGACCCTGGCTCATCTGATCAGCCCCTCGCCGCGGCGTAACTCGTCGAATCGCTTGTTGAGCATGACGATGTGTTCGGCTTGTGCATCAAGACGCTGTTTCTGCAGGGCGAGCTCCACGAGAACATTGCTCATGGTTTTCAGATCGTCCTGCATGGCCTTGATCTGTGCACCCATCTGCGCCTGGCCAGCCTCGAATCGCTCGGTCACGCGGCCGAGTTTGAAGACACTCCAACCGCCCCCAATGATGATGCTGACGACCTCCAGCCCATGCAGAACTGCATCGATCGATACGGGAGGTTCGGCCGCCCCGTTCACTTCGTGGGGTTACCGTCTTTTGCCAACAGCAGGCCGATGCCGGTGGCAATGCCTGTGATGACGTTGAGCCATGGTGAACTTGTCACGCCGATGGCGCCGGCGATCTGGGGCGCCATCGCGATGAGACCGGCAAGGCTGGTCTGCCAATTGATGAGAAAGGGCATTTTGATTCTCCTAGACGAATTGCCAGTCGACTGGTCCGAGACCGTCGTTGCCGATTGCGCTGTCGGCTGGCGGGGTGAGGTCAATTCCGGCGTGATTGCCGGGCTCGGATTCGGCGCGCGGTCTTGATCCAGTTTCCCAATAGGGGTCCGGTGGTCCGCGGGTGGCGTCGTCGTGGTGGGGTCCGATGTCGATGATCTCGCATACGATGCTTTTGCCGGTGCGCAGTCCGGTGACCTTGACGCTTGGTCGCTTACCGTGAAATCGGGCTGGCAGGGCGACGCCGGGCCGCTCGTTCCAGCCTGGCGCAACGTCCGGATAGGCGAGCGTCGCGTCTGCAAATTTGGTGGCGACGATGTTGTGTTGAACTGCCACCTGTGGCGACGGCGCCGGTTGTGGCAGCGGTTGTGGCGGTTGTGGCGGTTGTGGGCCCGGCCCTAGCAGCGCCGTCGCGAACGGCTCAAGCCGCGCCTGCAACGCCACGCCCTGCGCCAGCCATGATTTCAGATCGTTCAGCAGAGGCGCGAGTTGCGCGAGTTCCTGCTCGAGATGCGCGAGCTCGGCAATGATTGCCACACCGGTCGCAGGCTGTGGCAATGTTGGAAGAGGTTGTGGCGGTTGTGGCGCAACGGCGGCCTCGATCTGCCAAGGCTGCGTGTCGTCGGCTAGGCGGTCGTCGCCAACGACGCTGACATGCATGTGTGCCGTATGGGGATTCTGCCCGTCGTAGGGCCGCCATTCCCACGGGCTGACCCTGGAATTGAAGATGCGGCGGTTGCTGATGACGTATGAGATGCGAGGATCGCGGCTCAGCCGCAGGGATTCCGCAATCGCGTAGGTGTCGACCCCGTGGGCCGGGTCGTGCGTGATGTCGAGCGCCCGGACTATGCCCTCGGAATCCGGGTTGTGGTCGGAATGGCGGGCTTGGTGGTCGGCATCGCCGATCGTGCCATCCGACGATTTGTCCCGGCCTGGCCACTTGGCATTGATCTGGGCGCGCAGGGCTTCCAAGCTATGGGCAACGCGCCAACTCTGCGCCGCCGCCTCTACGGGGCCGATCGATTGAAAGCGCTCGTCGGGCGATCCCATGGCCGGCACTTTGGCCGGCTACGTCCTCACCGCAACGTATCAACGCTGTGCGGCCCGAAGGATCGGCAAGAGTTCTCCATCTTCGGCGTCCGGATCGCTTTCGTAAGGGCCGAGATAAAGATCCGGCGGTACGGTCTCGGATGTCACGCGCTCATGCTCATCGATCCGGATCAGTGGGACGAGCTCACCCTCGTAGGATTCCGGGTCGCAACCGTCCTGCATCAAAGCCATGTGCTCGAATGACGTGGCATAACGGTGAGCCTTGTCGTATTCCCAGCCAAGCCGGGTCATCAGCCAGTGCTCGGCGAGCTCGTGCCGGGAGATATAGCGGTCAGGCTCGATCCCGGACGGCAGGCGATCCGGAACATTCTCATCGATGTAGACCTGTCCGCCATCACGGGCTGCGCCGGCGAGATCCGGAACCTGGAACTGCCGGCTGATCGGCACGTATTGGGCGCGCTGCAGGGCTTGCCGCAGGCCGGGATTGTCGCGCAACAGGCGCATCGCCGCGCTGAACGGTGCCGGTTCGGTTCCGCGATGACCCGTCGACATTTCATTGCCTCCAGACGTTGCCGAGATCGGGCGCCCGGTCCGGCGTGTTGCGCCCCGGCCCCCACCAGAAACCAGAACCCTTCTTGCGCACGTTGTCCTCCATCCGGCGCCACGAGCCGCGGTAATCCGGATCGATCAACGTTTGCAGCTTGTCGTATATGATCCGGTCGACCGCCAATCGGGTGTACCACGTGTTCGGAGTGTTGCGCCGCAAAATGCTCACGAGCTGGCGGCCGGTCGTGGTGCCATGACCCGGCGCGTGTTCCTCGATCCGCTCGCGCAGCGGTGCCGCGGCGAGGCGGGCGACGTCGAGGCCGGCGGACGCGAGCGGACCGGCGAGCTCGGTCAGCATGTCGCCGGAGGATTTCTCGCCCCGCATCGCCGCGTTGATGAGATCCGTATAGAAGCCCCCCGCCCCGCCGACCGCGAACGCCTCGAGCCATTGCTTCGGGTGGTGCATGTCATAGGGGTCTTTGCCGTTCAGGATCTGCTTTGCGTTCATGGCGGCGGCACCGGCGGCCGTCGAGGCGATCACGAAAGCGGCCCCGCGTGCGATCCGGTTCTCGATCGGGCCATCGGTGAATACTCGCATTAGTTGCGTTGTCATGCGCGAGAGCGCGAAGGTTTTGAACTGCATGAACGAGCGGAAAAATTCCTGTGTCCTCCCGGTCGCGCCGTAGGCGAGCCCGGTCTCGATCGAGCGCAGCCGCGCGTCGGGCTGGTGCATGGCGAATGCTCCCTGCTCGGTGATCGCGTTCATGACGCGGTCGTAGAGCGGGCGCTCGGTAACCATGAGCACGTTCGGATTCAGATAGCGCGCGCCGTTGAGGTCGAGCTGCATCGCCGGCGCGCGCAGCCGGTCCCACTCGGCTGGGCTGAATCCATAGGCGGAAAGTAAGCGTTGAAAATTCGGCTCAAGCTTGTCGAAGGTGTTGCCGGCCTGGCTCGCGAACAGGTTGAGCATGTCGCCCGCCCATGTCCTCTTGCCCATTTTGCCCCACCAGTCGAGGCCGGTCGCCTTCACGGCGCCTGCGGCGATTTTCTGCGTTGCCTGTAATCCCGAGATGTGATTCTCGTAGTCGCGGATGCCGTTGATGTAGTCCATGGCGCTGTGCGCCTGGATATTCAGATGCGCGGCGTCGGCCTTGCTTACGCCGCCGGTGAACACATTGGCCATGTGGTCGAAGCCGGACATTCCGACATGATTGGCGGCAAGCAATGACGTTACGCTATCAGTCGGCAATACCGCGAAGATCGCTTGACGAAGCGACGACGCTACGTTCATGTTCCGCATCGCGCCGATCCAGGATGACATGGCGTCATCGTGGGCGGAATGGACGCCTCCAGTCAGTACCTTCCACGTGCCATCGACCACGCCCTGACTCTCGATGAACTTCGCCATCATGCGGGCCGGGTTCCAGCGCTCGAGGCCGGCGGTCGGGATCTCCGGCGCTGAGACGGCCTCGCGACGCAGCGCGCGGAAATTAGCCTCGAACTGCGGCCCGAATGTCTCGATCAGACCGATTTCCTTCGACATGCGATCGAAGTGGCTGACCAGCGCCATCATCGGGTTGTTGCCCCATCCGTATTTTTTCATAAGCCGGATGTGCTCGTCCGCGCCCGCCTGCCCGGCCGGGAAATTGAACGTGCGTCGTTCTTTGGAGAATGGCGCCGTCTGTCCACCGCCGACGTTGGTGATGTCGTCGAACGCGCGCTTGATAACAAAATCCTTGTCGGCCGCGGTCACCGGTGCGTTCGTGTCACGGTTCCAGATGAATTGCGGGCCGATCCTGGTTTCTGCCTGCAAGATGTCGTTGCGGAAATCATTAAAGCTGATCTGTTTGACCCGCCATCCTTCCCAATACTGCGGCGTAAACCAGTCTTCGAGGGTGCCGAAAATCTTGCCGCCCTGCTTGGCGCGCGCGACGCCGGCGTTCGCTGCGGCGGTGAATTCGGTGGCTGCGGTCTTCGCGACACGATCTCCCGTGTCGACGCCGCGGATCTCGCGCAGCATGTTATCGATCGAGGTGAGCTGATCAGCGGTGTGGCCGGTCAATCCGGGCTTGAGCTTCTCGGCGCTCGCAAACTTCGCCATCAGCCATTGCATTGTGGCGCGGGCGGTGCCCTCAACGTTGCCGCCGCTCTTGACCATTGATGTATCCGGCAGCGCCCGAAACGCCCCAGTGTCGCGCCACATATCGCGGGTCAACATTCCCATCAGCCCGGCGCGCTTGCCCTGCGGATGCTCGGAAAGCCGGGTCTCGGCGTCCTTAAACGCCGTCACCTGGGCATGGATGTTGCGGATCTTGTCGGCGGATTGTGTCTTGAGCGTGCGGGCGGCCTCGAGCGCGGCGGCGGCATCCGCGGCGGCCGGCGGCGCGGTGCGGCTGTACTCGCGCTGCATGCGCTCGTGCATGTCGAGAGCGCGCTGTGCCACGGGTCTGGCAAGCCGGCCGGCGGCGACGAGCTTGTCCAGGCAGTCGCGAACGCTCATGCTGCGGCCTCTCCCGGTTCAGGCTGCGGCGATGAGCAGGCGACGAGCTGATCAGCCGCCTCCTGATCCGCCTTCGCCTCGTCGATCAGGCTGTCGAGCGACTTGAAAATCGGCTCGCCGTTCGCGTCGGTGTCGACGGCTACCTGCCGATCGCCGAAGGCGCGCACCCGGTCAAGGTCCACCTCTGTCGCCGCGGCGTGCTCCGGGCTCGCCAGCGTCTTGGCCATGTCGGCTGGCGCGAGCGGCGCCGTGGCGGCGGTCTCCCGCGGCTCGGCCGGCATGGGCGGCGGCGGATGGTCGGCGACCGTGCGCGGGCGGGCGGCAACCTCGTTGAGGATCGCGCGGGCGTGCTCGTCGGTCTTTGCTGCGGTGACCGCACTGGCGACGCTCTGCGCTTCCTCGCGCGGCATGTCGTGGCCTGCCCGGCGGGCGATTTCCTGCACGCCATCGGCCACGCGCCCGACATGCCCTTCGGCTCGCGCCTCCGCGGCGGATGGCACGAATGGCAATTCCGGCGCTTTCTCGCCAGTGGCGGCGCGCGCCACCCGAGCCGCTGAGGTCTCCCGTGCGGCGGCAGAGGCCTCAGCCAATACGGCCTCGATTCGCGCCTGGTAGGCATCGAACAGCGAGCCGGTCCGCACCATCATCCGCTGACCGATCATCGGCGCGCCGAGCGGCCCGGTCTGCGTGCGCGCACGCTCGTCGGTGATCGCTTTGATTCGATCGGCGATCGAGGCGCGCTCGGCCTCAACCTGGCGCCGCATCTCGATCGGCGCCGCAACGGCCTGCAATCGCTCCGGCGTGGTACTGGCGAGCAGCTCGTCGCGGCGCTGCAGCAGCGCCCGCCGCTCTTCCCCGGTTGCGGCCTGAAGCTGGCGCTCGATCGTCTGGACCCGCGCAAGCTGCTCAGCTGCCGCCGACATGTTCGGCGGCACTCCCATAGCTCTCGTCTGAGCTAGATCCATCAGTTGGAGCCGGTCGGCGAGCTCCGCATCGCGCTCCCGCAAGCCGGCCTCTTCGCTCATCTGGGCTATCACGCGCTGGTCGACGACCGGCAGAGTCATGCCGGACTCGGTCTCAAGGCGACCGATCAGGGCGCGGCTACGGGCGAAAATGTCATCGACATCGACCGTGCGCCCAGCGATCACGTCGTCGATCGCCTTGCCCAAAGCCTCCCGATGCGCAACCTCGCCCTCAATGCCGGGCATGACGTTGGTGTTTGCGATATTAGCTTCGCCAGCCACCACATTGCCGGCATCGCGGATCGAGCGCGGCCATTGCCCGGTGGCGACGCGCGTCCATGCCGCGCCGAGCGCCTTGGTCCCGCCGCCGAGCGCCCCGCCGAATGCTGCGGCGCCGAGCACGTTCCGGAATGGCTCGCCCGATGCGAGATAGCCCGGCTGCACCTGCTCGCGGTATGGCGCGCCAACTGCCTCGATTGCCGCCTGGGAACCTCCGGCGATTGCCGACCAGGTCAGCGCCGTGCCCAGAATTCCCAGGCCCTCGGGCGCGGCCAGTGTCGCGCCGATGAGGTTGACGGGATCGGTGGCGCCCGCCGCCGTGCTGCCGAGAAACGAACCGACTTTGCCGCCGAAGGTCTTTTCCCTTGCGGAAATATCCTGGTAGTCGGTCCGCGCTGTGCGCGACTTTTCGACCGCTCGTCGGTCGAGCTCATCCTCGTTCAGGTCCGGGATATCGGCCTCTGGGTTCTTGTCCCGCAGCCGTTTGACCGCCGCCTGACCCTGCATCGGCCACAGCGCCGGGTCGGAGCCGAAGTCGATGTCGCCCGCGATGTCGTACCCGGTCTTGCCGCGCAGCTCTTGCCGGTAGTCCTCGAGCGCCTCCATGCGGGCGTTCTGGGCAGCCGTGGATTGAGCGAAGAGCTGACCCTCGCGCCACGAGGCCCCGAAGGTTTCATCGAACGTGGCAGGAAGGCGCGGCGCCGTGGTGGCCATCACGCGGGCATCGCCGTCCGCCTGCTCCTGCTGCCAGAGGTCGAGCATGTCAGCCGCCCGGCGAGTAGTTCGGCGGCGCCCGGAATGGCAGCGGCGGCCCCGGTTGGCGCCCGCGGAGGTCGAGCACGAATGGGCGCGGCAGCTCCGTGTTGGCGCCCGTCACCGCATAGATCGGCCGTTCCGGATCGGACCCGAGCTGGACCCGGTATTGGCCGTTGCCGTAGCTTTCGAGCCGGGCGGTACGCTGCAGGTACGCCGCCGTGACCGGCTCGCCAGCGAGCGTGGTCACGCCTGCCAAGTCTTGATCATTCAGGCCGAATAGCACGCGGTCGAAATTTGCCTGGCTCATCCCGCGCGCCGGCGCGATGAATTTCATTCCGTTATGGTCCAGTATCCCGCCAGTCACATCGTCCACGGCGCGTTGCAGGCGGTCGGCCGAGAACTCTTTGCGACCGGCGGGATCCTGTGCAGTCAGGTCGGCGTAGCGCGCTACCACAGCGCCGCGCATCGTGGCGTATGAGCCGTTCGGATCGGTCCGCCCCTCAAGCGAAAAGGCAGTTTGCGGCATGCGCCGGTCGAGCTCGTCGAGGAATGTCTGCCGGCTGCCGGCACCCTCATGCGATGGATCATTGCGCTGGTCGGCATGAATCGCCGCTTGGCCGCGCAGGATCGACGAGGCAACCTCCGGAGATTGCGCATAGAGCGCCCCGGCAAACGCCTCAGACATCGCTTTCGGTCCGCCCTCCCCAAGTTTCGCAAATGTGGCGTTGCGGATGCGCTCATCCGGCAGCGCGGCGGTCATGTCGCCATAGATCCGCGCCTTGGTAGCCGGATCGGACCGGTCGAGCGTCGCCTGCAGCGCGGTGGCGTCCGCTTTGTCGAGAGCTGGCAGCGCGCGGGTGCCCCAGTTCTGTTGCGCGAATTGAGCTATTCTTGCACGCAGGGCGAGACCTGCGCGGAATTCATCCGGGCTCGTCGGGTTGAGTGGCGCTGGGACGCGGACAGTTTCCGGGAAGTTCGCCGCGGTGGTGGCAATAGGATTATCCTTCAGCCCCGTGTTGATCGCCTCATAGCGCCGCTGAAGCTGCTGCTCGAGCGCCGCCTGTCCGGGAGCAAGCTCGCCGCCCGCGGCTCGGCGGCGCAGATCGGCAATCTGGGCCTCCTGCCCGGCGAGCGGCCCCTGCGCGGCTTGCTGGACGAACTGCACGCGCTCCATGTCATTGCCGATTTGGTCAAGCAAATCGGAATCGCCGGTCGCCCGCGCGGCGTTGACAATGGTCATCACGGCATCGCGGTTCGGTTCGGTGCCGTTCTTGGTCCATTCGCCGATCGTCGCCGTCCAGTCGCGTCGTGCCTCGGACTGGACTTGCCGCTGCCGATTGGATTGGAGCCACAATGAAGCCGCTGGATTTGGTTCGAGACCCGGAGGCGGCAACCCTGCCCGTTGCCCCGCTGGGCCAATCCCGAAGGCTGCGGCTTGCGCCTGCTGCCATTGTGCATCCGACATCGGAAACTCGCGCCCCGCTTCGACGCGAGACATGGCCTTGGCGAGCGCGATGCCGGTCGGTCCCCGCAAAAGCTGGCCGGTGACTACGGTGTCGGGCGAAAGCCCGGTCGCCTTGGTGACCGAGTCCACGTATTCGGGCACGTTGTTTCCGCCGGACCATTTCGCGATGGCGTCACGCAGCGGCATGCCGGCATAGCGCGTATCGGCAAGCGCGAACATCGCGGCGGCACCATGCACGGGTGTCGGAAACGTGGCGATCTTGTTGCCGCCGGCGATATTTTCTGATCCGGTCGCGCCGTAGATTGTCGCCACGGTGCCCGGCCATTGGGCGCCTGGATTGTTGTTGCGGATCGATGCCGGACCTTGCAGGGTCGCCAATTGTTGCGTTTGCGCCTGCAGCGGTTGCCGGCCGAAATCATCATTCAGCGGCGCGCGGGCGGCCCAGGCATAAAGACGCGCGGCCGAGCCAGGATCATTGAGATTGTAGAATTGCCGCGCCACCTCGTCGATGCGTTCCGGTTCGATGCGCAGGCCAAGTGACGATGCGGTGCGCAGTTCATTCGCCGCGGCGTGGTTTTCGTAAAGATCCTGCCGGCGCAGCGATTCATTGGCATGCACTTCACCGATCGCCTTGTGATAATAGGCTTGGCGCTCGGACTCGGTGAGTTTCACGGAAGTGTCGGTCAGGATCGACTGCGCCGCCTGCAGAGCCGCTCGCGCGCCTCCCTTTTCGGGGTCCGGGTTTTTGTAGATTTGATCGATGACATTCATGAACCCGTTGGCTTTGAGCTCGCCCTGCAGGTGCTGCATGTCGTAGGCAGCCTGCTCCGGCGGATAGGCAAGGCGTGGGTTGTTCACCCGCTCATTCGTGAGCGTTTGCACCTTGGCCATGGCGGAATCCCAGGCGGGACCGGATGTCACGCCGCCGCGCGCCATCGCCACCAGATCATCGCGCGCCGACATAATTCCGGCTTCCATCGAACGATCGGCGCGCTGAAGCTGTAGCCGCTCATGCTCATTGAGCAGGCCGCGATACGTCATCGTGGTAGTCGCATCGATCGTGCGGCCGAGCGCAAGGCCGACGTCCGCGCCGGCAATCTGCGTGTATTGCGCGACCTTTTCTTGTTTGTAGTGCTCGGCGGCCGTCTGGTAGCCGTCCGGATTATCGCGAAACTGCTGTCGCAGCGCGATCTCGTCGCGCTTCATTGCGCCTTCGCCATCGGCAAGCGCCGCGGTCTTGACGGCACGATGGAACGCTATCGCCGCATCGCCGACGATCGGAAACTGCTGCACCTGCACATTGCCGGCGCTGTCTCGGGTGACCGCCCGATATCCAGCCTGCTCGGCAAGCCCCGTCGCGGCTTGGTCCAATGCTCCCGCAGTCTTGTCGAGCGTGCGCGCAAATTCCTCGTATGGCTGCGCCACTTGTCCCGGTGAGACGCGCGAGACCGGTGCGCGGAAGTCTGGAACCCTGTCGGGAACAGAGGGAAGGTCTACCATCTAGGCCGCCTTCCCCCCTCCGGGCATCCCCGCGAAGGTCTTGCTCAATCCGCCGAGGATATCCGCGCCCGCCTGCAGGTTGCCTTGCGCCACCGCGAAGTCCCCGGCCTGGCGCAAATAGGCCGCACTGGCCTCGTCCGACGCAACCTGCGCGCGGATCGTCCCAACCGCCGCCAGTCGTTGGCGTTCGCCGATCGTCTCTTGCCAATCCATGACGGCCTGGCCAGTCGGACTCGTCGGATCTGTGTGCGCGGCGGCCCGGATCGATTCGATGTTTCCCAGCGTCATATTGAGCTGTTCGCGCATCGTGGCATCGGTCAGATTGGCCTGGACCCTGCCATATTCGGCCGCCTGCTCGGCGCGCTCTGCTTGGAAGATGTCGGCCGCGCGCGTTCCTTTGGCGGCGGTCACATCGCCCGTTGCCTTGGCACCAAGGCCGGCAATCGACGTTACCGCTGAAGCGACTCCCGCCGCGGCTGCAACTTCTGCCATGTCACACCGTCACCTGCAGGGACACTTCCTCGATCACGAGCGGACCCGACGTATCCTTTACCACAGCAATCCGCGGATCATGCGCGCGTCCAGTTGGCTTGAAAGCGTAGGCGCGCTCGAACAGACGCGGCGGCAGCGTCGGGTCATCACCCTGGTTGTATGTCGGCACGCGGCGCGTTTTCGTAATCGTGCCGGGCGGATTGAGATTTGCGCCCTGCTGTTCGGTGTAGAGCGTATCGAGGCGAAACCCGGTCGAGCTCGATACATAGATTTCGGCTCGCGAGATGCGCCGTTTGCGCAACCTCTGCGACCGGTCCTGCCCAGGCTGCGCCGGCGGGACAAACGGCTCAAACGTCGCGGTCCACGTCTGGCCGGCCACCAGGGTCAGGCTCGTCAGGTTCTCGCCGCCGATGAATTGCGGGATGAGGTTGCCATTCACGTCGACCTTATATGTTCCGAGAGGCCGCGCGCCATCGAACAGATTGACCGAGCCTCCGGCAATCCACCAGAGCGGTCCCTTGCCGGGCGGCGCAATGATATTCGCCGGCAGGTTATTGACCAGAATGGAGGAGTCCATCACCTGCGTATCGTCCAGCAATTCGATAACCGCAAATGCCGCGCCGGGATATGTCGTGGAAAACAGTACGTCGGCGTTCAGGGCGGCCACAGAGTTGACCGTCCCGGCTCCACTCCATGGCAGCAGGCCGACCACGCCTTTGATCTGCCCGGACGCCACCGCATACTTGCCGACGGATAGCGACCCATTCGCATTGAGCACGTAGAAATAACGCTCTTCGAATGTCGAAGTCGCCGTCGGGACGGCAATCGCAATCGGCGTCTGGATCAAATGCGAATGCAGCTCCGACAGATTGCGCGTCTCATAAGGGCGATAGTACGCGCCTGGTGCAACGATCGACATCACGCTCTTGCCTCCGGCGGCGATATATAGAATGACCTCCTGCACCGCGCGCGGCTGCACGGCATTATAGCATCCATCGTTGCTGACGATCTGGAACGCCACCGACCCAGGCTTCAGAGGGTTGGTTGGCAGGATCGGAATGTAATACACTCGGTTCGAGCAGAAGACGAATTCCGACGACTCCGGACCCGGCAGAACGAACAGGACCGTATTTGCTTCGGCGGGCGCGAGCTCGAATATCGATCCATCCGGCGTGCCAGTCACATAGCAATCCGTCGGCGAGTTGATCGCTGACCAGATAATTGCGCGCGGGAGTGCCGGAACGTTGGAAAATATGAGGCGACCCTGATCCGACGAGACCGAAAACGGCCATCCGCGGAACGAATTCATTACCTCGTCATCCCACACCGTAACCGCCTGCGGCGTCGTTACGGTGACGTCACTGCCGACGTTGGTGATCTGATCGGAGCCGCCCGGTCCGGCAATGAACTCGTTCGCCACGAAGCCGGGCGCAAGAACGGTGACCGCCGATGCCGTGCCTGCCGCTGGGTTCCCGCTACTGACGCCGCCGCCGCTGGTCACTGCGGCAGGGGATGTCCGATTCTGCAGCAATTGCACCGTGACCGTCGTCGCTGTAAGCGCAGTGACAAGGCCGCTTGCGCCTGATGTCACCCCCTCAACCACGTCGCCAAGATTGAATATGGTTCTCGGATCGGCGCTGACTTTCAGGATCTCGCCGGGAGGAAGCGACTCAAGAACTGTTGCATTTGCCGACGTGGCGCTGTTGACCTTGGTGATAATCAGCTCTCGCCCGCAGAACCGCATGCGCGTCCCGGTCTGATTGGCCTGCAGGTTCATGCCGGTGGAGAACGTAAGAGTGATGTTGCCAGTCGTCGCCGACGGCAGCATTGAAAGGTTCTTGGGACTTAGTCGATAGAATGGTGCGCGGACCTGACCTCCCGATGTCACTGTGAAGTTGAAGGCTCCGCTCGTCCATATCGTTCCGTCGAAATTCAAAATGAGTGGCTGCACACCGAGGAACGCAATGTAAATCTGCGTCCCGATCTGGACCCAGCTTATTAGGTTGAGATTGGATGAGGTCCACGGCTGAGGGTTCGCATAGAATTGCGATACGCCAGCCGAGTTGAATATCTGCACTGCCGACGGATAGAAGGCTATCCGGTACAGCACACCGAGCATGATGAATTCTTCGACCCTCGCCGGTCCGGGAGAGATGAATTGGACAATGCTTCGGCCGGGCCGGTTTTTGAGAGCTCCGCTGTTGAGGATGCGGAAATTAGACATCTGTCGGCCGCCAGCCTTGACCAGCGGATTGTCCGACCGCTTGGTGTCGATGTCGAGCTCGCCAGCGGAAAAATTCGTCTGTGCCTGTACGTCCTTCGGAATCGGCATCTCTTATCCGGGCATGCCGGTCCCTGTCCATCCGGTGGGCACTGGCGGGAACGGCCGACGAATGCGACGGCTGGCCGTGATCCGATAGTTGAAGGCCGCGCGCTTGCCTTGCTCTTGATCGCTGCGCGCTCGCGCCTGCTGCAAGAGTCCCATCGCGATCTGCTCTTCTTTTTCGGCCGTCGCGATGTCTTCGTGCAGCCCGCGGTAAATGCCAGCCATGACGAAGCGGTGCAGAGCTGTCATGAATGTGCGCAGCATATTGGCTGCGGCCGGCACCGATTGGCCTCCTACGATCGCCGCCGGGGGGTTCGACGAAACGTATTTCATGGTAACCGTCGGCGTCGTCTGCTGACCGGGAGGCGGCGCTGGGGCGCCGGCCGACTGATTGAACAGGTTGACGACGATCTGATTATTAAGGATCTGGTAGATGATCGGGAAATTTGCCCCACCGGTTCCCGTGACGAAACTAACGCGGACCCAGATCACATGGACGCAATCCGGGGGTTTGGCAAATGCCGTGTCGAATTGACTATCAGCCGGCGCTATGCCGGTAGGTTGCAGCGTCACGACGTTGGTAATCTCTTTCCAATCGTGCGAATCGAACATGTATTCGATAGCGACCTCATAAGCCGCCGATGCGACGTTCCATTCGTCCGACCCGTCGTCGGCGACGGCAACGAGATTGTTTGCCGTGAGCGCTAGGGCTTGATTGATCAGATCGATCTTGCCAATTGGCCATGTCATGGCACGGCCCTCCGTTTCCGTTCATACGGCGGGAGAGGCGTAATCGTGCGGCACTTGGCATATTCAGCTAGCGCCACGTCGCCTAGCTCGGCCTTGACCACGACGCGCGACAGCGCCGCCGCCTGCGCAATGAATGCCTCAAGATGATCCTGGTCCGGATGGCAGTACGTCGCCAGATATTCGGCCAGGATTGCCTTTTGAGCGCGGTCGGCCTTAGAGACAGGATCAATAGCGAGATAAGCAGCCGCGCCGCCTCCCGCTACCGAGAGAAGACACACCAAGATATATATGGCCGCATGTTTCATGGTCAGTATGGTGTGAACAGCGTTACGTTTGAGCCGGTGTTGCTATTTGCGGAGCATGCAACCGCACTCGTATACTGATTGGCATTTTTCGTCGGAACCATGCAGGTATTTGGTCCCACGACGCCAAAGTTGACCTGTGATCCTATCCTGGTGTTGGAGATCGTGCCGCCGATCGAATAGGTGGAATTGCCGACGAGAGAAACCCCCAGGGACGAATCGATGAAAAAAGCAATGGCGTTGGATAGCACATTGGAAATACAAATGTTGCTGTTGACCACTAGATTTGCAATCCACGGCCCTACCAGGTCAGTTCCGGCATTGACGCAGGCCGCGCCTGATAGCTCGTTCCCGACTATCTCGATGACACCAAAGAAACTGACATTGTCCGCCCTCTGGATATTTATGCCGTTTCCAAAAATGCCCTCGATGGATGAACCGTTTACGAAGAAATCTCCGTCCTGAACGTTGGAGATTGTCAGTTGAATACCCGCATTCCATGCACCATTCGTCTTCAAGCCGCTGATGCGCAAGCCCGGACACTGCTTGCACAGAATGGCTGCCGCCCCCGGGCTTGCCCCTGTCGCCGAATTCTGGATCAGCACATTGCTGATGTAATTATCGTCCGATCCATTGGGGGCGCCTTGTACGAGAATGCCCAATTGAGAAGGCGGTGCTCCGAGATTAATTATACTATTGGTTATCCCATGCCCGCCACTGGCAAAACCGCCGGTATCGAGAATGATGCCATTGGCGGGGCAGGATATCAGCAGATGATCCATGATCACAAAATCGGAACCGGTAGTAACGCGGATCGCCGCCGTCGATCCGACCTGACTACAGAGGGATCCTACAGGATATTGAATGCTGAAGTTTGACAGATCGATATAGGCCGACAGCGTTACCGAGATGGCATCGATGCCGGTGATTGGAATAAGAGTAGCCGTCCCGCGACTGCTGCCTCGCAATCCGAGGCCCTGGAAGTTCGCAATCGACAGCGTCGAGCTGATCGCGCAATTACCGGTGAACTTCGCTTCCAGCTTCAAAGTACCGGCCGCATTCAGCATGTTCTGGAATGCGGCGGCATCATTCGTCACGCCATCACAGACCGCGCCGAAGTCTTGCGCCCACAGCTCATGGCTCAACCGCGCCGTGATCGATTGCGACACAGCCCCCGTGCCGGGAGACGTGTATCCACTGCTGCCAAGCGTCGGCGCCGCGATCGTGATCGGATTCGTGCCGCTGAATGTGATGCCCTGGCCAGCTTGAATGTTGTTCGTTATCGTTGTCGGGTTCGTGCCGGAGAACGATATTCCAGTGCCGGCCGCGAAGCTCGAGCCGCTGACCGAGGCGCATGTCGTGACATTGCCGAGCGTATCGAAACAGGCCCCGAGGCCCGCTCGGTTGGCCGCTGGCGGCAGAAGGCTCAGGGTCTCGCCCGGAGGCGCCTGCAGAGTACGCGCACGCAAGTCCCATTGCTCGCGCAATTGCGCTTCGGCGTCGCTGATCGCCTGGTTTAGATCACGGGCTGTAACGCCGCGGTTCTCCGCGAACTGTGTCGCTCGCCGCGGACGTCGTGCGCCGACAATCTGCACCGTCCCAGTTTGGGCAGCGGTAAAGGTGATCTGCGCATCGGTGATCGGACGCGCGATGTTGCCGAGCGATCCCGAGGGGCTCGTCAGCGTCCAATTGCCGGATTGCGCGAGCAGGATGCCATTGAGATAAACCTGAATCCAATTTGCCGGATCGGCATCGTCACCATAGATCTGAAAGCCGACGTTCAGCGGCCCGGTAGAGTTCGAGACCGAGTATTGAGTTCGGCGCTCGGTGTCCGGCAGAGATGGGATCGGTGGCGGCGCTTGTGCGATCGCCAAAGCCGTAGAGAATATCCATATCAGCAAAGCGACAAGCTGTCTTATTGCCATCTTGCGACGACCTTTCCGTATCCGGCGCCACCATTGCCACCGAGAAATCCTCCGGTCCCCGCTGAGCCACCAGAGCCAGCAGCGCCGATCGTGTAAACATAACTCGCGGCCGGATTCGACAAAGTAACGCCGCAATATCCGCCACCGGCGGCACCCCCGCCCGTGTTGGCATTGGCTCCCGATCCGGCGCCCCCGCCACCACCTCCACTATTGACCGGCGCATTTCCTCCGGCCTGACTCGCGACGCCAGTTCGGCCAAATGTTCCCATTTTGGGAGCCGCTCCGGAAGCAGCCTGCGCTGGCACGTTAGCAGTACCTATTGCCGAAGTTCCATCACCTCCGGTAAGATTTTCATCACATCCGGTGGCCGTGCCGCCGGCTGCAACCCCACCTGCGGTCTGACCAGGACCGCCACCATTGGCGACGTAAACAGGAGATGTGCAAGCCGTGCCGGATGTGTTCCAGCAGGTGTTACCGCCCGCCGTAGCGGCTCCCGGAGTACTGCCCGAACCGGCGCCACCACCGCCCCCGCCCCATAGTTCGATATCGAGCGCCACCGCGCGCGCTCCATCGCAGGCCGGCACAGTAAATGTCGCATTCGTGCCCGACGTTAAAATTGTCTTAACCGGTGCACAGGTTCCTGGATATGGCGATAGTGACCAATTCGAAGAGCCGTCGCTTTCGATGACGACAGAACCGAAATTGCTTGTGATGACGGCACGAGTGGCGTTAAGCCCATTGATTTTATCCGCTCCGTTCGGCGTGACACTGATCGTGTTCGTGCCATTGGCGAATCCGCTATCGTCGCGGATAATCAATTGACGACCTGCGTTCAATGAACTGGCGGCCAGCAATGTGACCGTACGCGCCGCCGTGATCGTCGTATAAGCGATCTGGTAATCGGTCGATAACATCGTATAATTGGCATCATTGACCGGCGTGCGCTGATCGATGAAGAGATTCGATCTGGCTCCGACGACAGTCGATGCACCGGTACCGCCGGCAGTAATGGGAATTCCACTCGTGCTGCACGAGGGAGTTCCGGTCGATGAGGTGATGAAAACCCCACCGTTACAAGTGGCAAGTCCCTGAATATTATTGGGGCCGTTCGAGAACAGAAGCGAAGATGCGGCGTAGTTGTCCGACCATGTCGTCTGCGACCAGAATGGCGATGCCGATCCCATTCCCGACATCCAAATCTTGTTCGGGAACGGGGATTGAACGACCTGCAGATTGCCGAACGGCGTCCATGCGACCGCGCCGCCATTTGAGCCGAATGGCGCTATGCTGAAAGCGGGCTGGCGCACGCCGTTGATTGTGAGCGATCCCGCCGAGACGTTGCCCTTAGTGGCAAGATTGCCGGTAAGATCGATCGTCAGCCCGTTGATCGTCACCAGCCCAGTCACCGTCATGCCGCCATTGAAGGTTGCGAGCCCGGTGAACGTAGAGATCGCGTTCACGGTCAGTGAATTTACCGTCAGGTTGAACGTGCCGCCGGTGAATAGGTTGTTGATCCACTGCGTGTTGACGATTTTATCGCTTATGTCGCTGTTCGGCGCGGTTGGCGCGATAATCGCCATCTGCGCCCTGGCGACGGGAGCCGCCAGGACCAGCAGCGCGGCGAGCGCGAGCCGCCGCAGCGCGCTCATTACTCCCACTCCAGGATCGTTAGTGCCGCCCCGCCCGAGCTCGCAATGCCCACCCAGGCCACGCCCTCGACCGCCTGCGGGGAGCCCGGCGGGCTGCCGCTCGAGACCGTCACTCGATCGTAGGGAAGGATCGTAATGCAGCCAGCACCGTTGATGGCGGCCGTGACTGTAGCACCGGCGCTGCGGGACGGTCCAAGCGGGCAGACCGCAATCCTGATCTGATCGTTCGGATTGTGGAAGACGAGCTGTTTGCGGGCCTGGTTGGAGGCGATGACCTGGATTGAGCTTGTCCCGACCGTGATCGCGTGGACATACGGCTGGATGTTCTGCGCCGTTGCCGAGCCGGCAAGGCTCAGCGCAATGGCGCAGGCGAGTGCAAACCTCCAAATCCGCATGCCGCGCTCCGCAGCATCAGGGTGCAAAGTAGCCGCAGGCGAACATCGGATAGGCGTTGTGAGCGCCACCGGCGGGCGAAACAATGGTCGCGCTCACCGGCCCCACCGCGGACTTGATCAGGCCGGCCGGGTTGGCAAGCGTGGTGTAGCCGAGCTGCGTGTTGACGGTGCCCGCAAAGCTGACATCGATCTCGAACGACTGCAGATTCGTCGACGTGAACCGGCCGATCGCCAGAGTCGTGCCGCCCGTTCCGTCCGCCACCACATTGACGCCAACGCTGGTGAGATAGAGCGATTGTCCGGCCGGGACCGTGAAGGTCAGCGTGTTCTGCGTATTCACTGCCGGGTTGGCGGCCACCGCACACACGATGCCGGCATTGAGCTGGCTTGCGGACTGCTGGACGGCGGTCTGCGCCTGGGCGGCGCCCGCAAGGCCGAACAGCAGGGCTGGGACAAGAAGAAGGCGGGCGAGCAGGTTGCGCATTGCAATCTCCGGACGGATTTCGATCCTGCCGGACTATCGTTGGCGAGCGACAGGGGGTGCAACGTATCGCAACAAGGCCGCCCTATTGAATGCTGATCAGCGCGGCCTCGCATGGCCCTAGATTAATAGACTGGCCATTTGAAATCGAGAAGGGGATACCGGACCACGCACCGCCCTTGCCGATGATCTGCCCTCCCAGAACGGGGGCCGGGTCGTAGCAGCCCGTGCCATCGGCTGTTTTCATCTGCAGGACGTTGGCCGTCGACCACGCCGCCGACTGCCCCGGAGTAATCGTTGCGCTGCTGAAAGAGTCGTTGTTGACAACGAGTATGTTGGCTTTCCCCGCCGCCCTCTGCGTAGCTATCGCCGCCACGTTCGCATTTCCGCCGACTGACGCTTGTACTGTTTGTTGCCCCTCGATCTGCGCAAACAGATACAGTCCGTAGAACTCCGGCGCAGCCTGGTATGTGACACCACCATCGGCACTGACGATCGGCTTGTAGATCCCCGGCCCACCACCACCGTTACCGTAAGAAAGATGCGTGTTGATTCCGTTCCACCCCATATTGGCGAACGCAATGGCTTCATTAAGATACCACGCGGCCGACATCATCCGGTTACTATACCCGCTTAGCCCGCCGTTATTTATGTTGTTGCTTTCTGAAAGCTGAAGCTTGACGTTGTTCGCTTGTGCCCAATTGTTATTGATTTCGTATCCGGAATAAGGGTTAGTGGGAGCACCTGTCCCTGAATTGACATAGTAGTTGATCGCTACAGTAGAAATCATCTGTGACGCGCTGGCGACGGTATACGGAGATCCGCTCAGTGCGCCGTACCAATGCTGCGTGACGTAGGTCATGCCCGACACGCCGGGCGTGAGGGCAGCAATTACAACTTGGGTATCACCGAAATCTTCGCTGTCGGTAGCTGCTACTTTAAGTCCAGTCACGGCGGCCAGTACCGCCGTATAGTAGGCGTTCCAGTTGGTCTCGTATTGAGTCTTGGTCACGTAATTGCCAATGGCTTCATTGCCGAACTGAAACACTACGTTGGCGCCACCGCCCATAGCAGTCGCGATTAATCCGGCCTGTGTTGCGGCAGTCGAGCTGTTGTTGATCTGTAGATTTAGCCCGTAGATCAGTTTCCAGCCGGCGCCCATGCATCCCATAAACGTCGCCAGATTCGTCGCAATGCCGGAAGTTAGAGCCGGGGCGCCGCTACTCTGATCGGATGAATTTCCGCCTAACCGGAATACTCCGTTGCTCCCAAGCAGATTGGCAACACCCAACCATGATCCGTTAGAACCGCTGCACGGACCTTGATAGAGCCCGGCGATCAGGTCGCCTACTTCACCGCTCAGGCCAACGAATCCGGACGGGATAGTGTATCCTGTCCCCGATAGGTTAGCGCTAACCTGCGCAACCCTGCCTATGACGTTTGCTTGCGCGGCGCAGGAAAGAAGGAAAGCTACAGCGAGTATGATTACTCGCATCACCAGGAACCAGTAATCCGCAAGAATCCGTTTGCACCGGCCACTGTCGTCGTGCTGTTGGTGCCGTCGCCGCCTGCACCGCCACCAAACCCGATCGTCGGTGCGTTACCTGCGACAGAAGCTGCACCACCAGTACCCCCGTTCCCGTAGCATGAGGCGCCACCGCCGCCGCCTGCACCGTTTCCACCACCGGGCTGACCCGCCGTCATTGGACCCGCCCCAGCCGAGTTGACACCGCCGACTTGACCACCAGTTCCGCCGGCTGCGCCCGTGCTCCCACCGCCACCGCCACCACCCCCGCCGCAATCCAGCGCGGCAGTGAGCGTTGTTGAGGATCCTGGGTTACCGGCCGCGCCGCCCGAAGAGGCGCCGGCGCCCCTGCCGTTCCCTCCGGTGCCTCCCGTTCCCGCCGCTCCGGCCGCGCCGACAAGACCGCCAACCAGGGTTTTGAACGGCGTAGTGGCGCCGCTCATTGCAGTGTTGCCGCCGTTGGCGTTGACCACCCCCGCCCCAACCGTAATGCTCAACGTCTGACCCGATGAAACAGATACTAGGGTTGGAAACATGCATTCCGCGCCACCGCCACCGCCGCCGCCTGCAGTGCTGGCCGAGGCCTGACCGAGACCGGCGCCGCCACCAGCCGCGCAAGCCTCGACCGTGATCACACCGCTTGTCGTGCCCGGAACTATGCAGCTCGCAGAAGCACCGGCCGTGCAAGTGAAGGTTCCTGACCCGCCGCAAGTGGTGGTTGATCCATTGGTCGTACAAAGAAACGATTGGAGAGCGCCAGAGGCGCCAAGCGGTCCCAGCGTCTGCGAGTGGGCAGCAAACGCCAGCAGCAGCGATAGAAGGAAGGCGGCGATACGGATCATTGCAGCGTCGCTACGAATGCATCCCCGGATGTCCCGGTGATGCTGATCTGGTCTTGCAGCACGATGCCGGGAAAGGCGCCGCAATTGATGGATTGACCGGCCGCAACCTGGAACGTGTTCGAGGTCGTCGCCGACGCGATCGGACCAAAGAACACGTACATGACGTGCGTGCCGTTGTTCTGAATCGTGCAGCCGCGGCGCGGCGCGGCGCCGGAAACGGCCTGAGCTGCCTGGATGGACTGGAAGGTGTTCGTGACCGAGATCGTGGTCGCAACCACGGTCGAATTGACGAACACCTGCGCCAAAGACACTCCGGCCGCGGCGAGAAGCGCCGCCGCAGCCGCCAGTGTCCGCGCCAGATCCCTCAGCAGTTGGAGCCGCACCAGGGTTCCCTTAGAAGTAGCCGTAGACAACCGTGATCGTGACGTTCGCGTTGTTCCAAGCCGTGACCGCGGTTGCAAAGATCGCCTGCGATGCGCTCGTCGAAAACACCCGCTTGGATAGCGCGCTATCAAGCGTGAATGCGAGGCAGTTCGCCCCGCAGGTCAGGGCAGTCACGATATCGGTGCCGCCGGAGGTCGTTCCGAAGGCGATACCGCCAGTAACGGCGTTCGCCGTCGTGTTGTTGACGATGATGTGCTGGATATAGGTGGCCGGCGGGAGATTGCCGAGCTGGAACGAGGTCGTGCCGGTCGCAACGCCGGTAGTGAACAGGATATTCGCCCCGAAGGGCGGGCCGGCGCTGAAGCCCTGACTCAGGAAATAGCCGACATCCGCCTGCTTGACGATCGTGCAGCCCTGGCCGTTGAGCGTGTAGGTCGTTCCGCTCGGAACCGGGCTGACCGAGCCGGTGCCGGAAATGCCGGCGCCGACCGTTCGGTTGATGGCCTGCGCAACGCCTTCCGGTGCGCACATGACCGTAACCGCGGCCTCGGCCTTCTGAATCGGGAAGAAGGGAACGGCGAGCGCCAGCGCGAACGCGGAGACGATAGCGGTGATACGGCGGATCATTGGCGCAGCTCCTGTTCTCCAAAGACGGGGTCGGCTTTGCGCGCGGCGACCAGATCGGCCTCGCCCTCGCGAATACGGCGCTCCTGCTCGGCCTGGCCGCGGCCGGGCTTGATCGCATCAGGCGGCAATCCGCGGTTCGGCAGCCGTTCATAGCCGCGGGTCGAACTCGAGATGTAGTACCGAGGCTTGTCCTGACGCTCTTCTTTGATCGCCTCGGCATCGCGCGCCAGCGCGACCTGCGCATCGCACGACCAGAACGTGAGCTCGACCGGCCCGTCGTTGCGGGCGTACCAAATCCGGTGCTCTTCTTTGAGCCGGTTGTAGTGGATCAGGGCCGCGCGATAGTCCTCGAGCGCCATCTCGTATTCGACGCGCAGTGCGTCATAATCCGGCTCATTCTTGAGCGGACCCTTCGGCTTCGGCGGGATCTTCGGCCGCTCGGGGCCGATGTCCCACAGAACGACGCGCTGGAGATCCTGGCTGTTGGCCCAGTCGCCGGAAATCTTCACCGCGTCGGATATCTGCAGCTCAGGCATCTCGTTTCCTGCGAAGAAGGGCCACGGGGTCCGAAGGGGGCTCAGGAGCCGGCTTTGATTGCGGGGCAAACAGCTTGTATCGGTCGGGATTGACCGCCATGGCATGGCGCGCGTCGCTCGCGTGCATCCGGAGCTTCTTGACGACAGTCGCCGTCCCGTCGCCGAGATCGTAGACGTCGACCATGTCCTGCGGCAGCAGATGGTGTTCCGGGATATGGCTCATGGCTCGGGCAGCACCGCGATGAAGGCCCGGTAGGTGATCGATCCCGAGCCGGTGATGACGTTGTAGATTTTCACGTACTGATACTTGACGTTGTTCTGCTCGTTGGTAAACGGCAGCTCGTAGCGAGAGCCGCCGACCGCGGCCGGCGCCGGCGTGGTGATGCCGTTGAGCACGTCGAGAACGGACGAGTTGCCGAACTCATACATGGCAAGGAGCTGGACGTTCCCGGACCCGAAAGCGGGGTCGTTTGAGCCGACGAGCAGGAGCTTCTCGAGCGCCGAGCCGCTGGACGTGACCGCGGTCACATCGATCACGGCAACCGCATCGATGCGCGGCTGCTGCGGCGTGATCGTCGAGACATCGGCGATCGACGGCAGCGTGACGGTGATGTTCTGATTGCCGCCGAGGTCGACCACACCATCGGAGCCGGCAAACTGTGCGTACCCGTTCGCGGTGTAGGCCGCCGCGGCATCCGACAAGCCCATATTGGCGTCGAACGAGTAGGTACGGTCGCCCATCCGCGGCGCGGCCCAGAACCCGTATTTGGCGACGAAGTCCAACATCGAATGATCTCCTTACGGATTGCCGGCGCTCGGCGTGTAAGTCCACGTGCCCATTGCAGTCGGACCTAGACCGGTGGTGTAGGCCAGGATCGTGCCACTGGTGACGGTGCCATCACCGCGACCGATTTCCTTAGAAATCTCGTCCAAGGCGCGCTTGATGTAGCCGACCTCAGCCGACTTCCTGTCTAAGGAAGGATCGTTGATCGTGACCGTCAGCAAGGCCATGTCGGAACCTCACGCGACGATCGGGGCGTTGGTAAACGAATCCATGCGGGCGAGGCAGTATTTGTGCTCGTCCACCAGGCCGATATCCCAGGAAATATGCGTGCGGTAGGTCTTGCGGTCCTGCAGCAAACCGACATCCTCGGGCGTGAGCGGGCGCACCTGAATGGCCCGCAACATTCCCTCTCCTAGAGTCAACCAGTAGACCGATGCGGTCACCGCCGAGCCGCCGCCCTTGCCGACCTCGTTGAACTGAAGGACGGGCACGTGATCGTCCTTCGGGTAGCCGAACAGCATGCGATAGCCGGCATAGGACATCTTCGGCATGCCGACCTGGTCCCAGGTCTGCATCACGAAGCCGGTCAGCGTCGTGGTGCGAGCAGCCTGCACCCACAACGGAATTGAAATGAACGGAACGAGAAGATAGGTGGTGCCTGACTTCTTCGATACGTTGTTGAGCACCTGGTCGAGGTTGGCGAGCGACAGGGCCGCGCCGCCGGAGGCCGTCGAGTTGTGATAGAGGCGCCCGAACTTGGTCGCCCGCACGTTGAGGCCGTTGAACACGCGAGGATTGGTCGACTGGTCGCCCTTGATGCAGGTGTCGACCCAGAGGCGCGCAAAGGCCGTGATGCCCATGCGTTCCTCGTAATTGCGGCGCTCCGGTCCGTGCCGATCCTGAATCGCGCGATCCACGTCGATATCGTGGTCGATGATCGAGGTCGCCTCGTCGAACGGCGTGATGATGCCGTGTCCGGTTGACGAGGCCTCGTTGATCGCGCGGAACACGGGCTGCGGCAGCGATGACTCGCGGTAGCCGGTATACTTGGAGCCGCGCAGGCTCTCGAACGGCATCACCTCGAAGATGTCCGAGTACATCGTGAACATCTCGATGACAGTGCGGCGGATGTCCTCGCGCGCGAAGCCCTTCGCGTATTCGGGCAACGTGATCAGATTGGAGACAGCCATCGCCTATGATCCTTTCGTCATCGGGCAGCGCCGTTGAATTGGCGCTGATCGAATTGGCGCACGTAGTCGAGCCGCTCTGCCGCGGACATCTTCTGGTACTGTTCTTCAGTCACGCGCTTGGGGTCGTTCGGCGCGTCACGATGCGCCTGCGAGAACGAGGCCGATCCCTGTGAGGAATGCTTGGCTGCAAGCTGTTCGAAACCGCGGACGATCTTCTCGGTGACCAGCATGCCGGCAACGCTCTTGCCCATGTCCTCGCCGAGCATGCCGTTGAGCCAAGTCTGCAGCGCGGTGACCCGCGCTGGGCCGTTGGCGCCGAGCTTGTCGACTTCCGCCTTGCGGGCAGCCTGCAGCGATGTTTCGGAACCGACCAGGGTTTCCGCATAGACGCCGGTCAGTTCGGTGACCGCGTCCTGCGAAAGCCCATGCTTGAGTGCAACCTCGCGGAATTTCGTGAACTCCGGCTTGGTCCCGTCAAACTTGAACTCGACCCCTTGAGGCAGTTGGAAATCCTTGGGAAGCTCGACCTTGTAATCGTCGACCTTCTGCGGCAGCGCGTTGCGCGCGATCTGCGCAGCGGCGTCGCGCGTGGCCAGCTCGCTGAAGTGCTTGCCGAAATCGTCCCACTTCGGACCGGATGCGGCGTTGAAGAATGTCTCGGGCAGCCAGTCAGGCCGCGCCGGCGGAGCCGGGGCCGGAGTCGGCGAAGGGGTCG